AATATCGCCTTCAAAGTGGCGACACGGCAAGAATTGTGTTGGAATGTGGCTTCCAGACAAGTATGAGATTCACATCATAAGTTCTTGTAAAGGCACAAACCGGCAGCAAGTATGGGCGCATGAGGCTATGCACGCCCTCTTTGATGTGGCAGGTCATCCCGACCTGTCGTCAGACGAACAACTCGTAGACCGAACCGGCCACTTGCTGCAACAGATGCTCACAACGATGGAGTAGACGATGCAAGCAAAAGCCACTGACGATCAGATTCTAAAAGCAATACAGGACGCTAACGGGATACGAGCCGTCGCCGCTAACAAACTAGGGCTTAACGAACGAAGCCTGATGATGCGGCTAAAGAAGATGAAAGCGAAGGGATACATTATCCCTGAGTCCACGTACCAGCCCGGTGCGGTCAAGCAAGATGTAGAGAAGGCGGGATTCTCTTTTACCCCGCTGCCTGATGACGACGTTCCCATCGAGGAACTGATTGAGCAGCGCAAGCGCAAGTTCCTGCACAAGCGCGAACACGAAGAAGCCTCCAAACTTATTCCCATCAAGGTCAAACTTGGCGGCGCTATCGGCCTGCTGCACTTCGGCGACCCGCACGTAGACGATGACGGATGCGACATTGAAGCCATCGAGCGCCACACGGCGCTGGTGAACAAGACCGAGGGGTTGTTTGCCTGCAACGTCGGGGATACCACCAATGGGTGGGTAGGCCGTTTAGCAAGGCTTTACGGCGAACAGGCAACATCAGCAGCACAGGCTTGGAAGATTGCAGAATGGTTCGTCGGTCGCTGCGACTGGCTTTACATGATTGCTGGCAATCACGACTTGTGGGCCGGGGCAGGCGATCCTCTCAAATGGATTACGCGACAGCAGGGGGCGCTTTATAAGGCCTCAGAAGCCCGCCTAGCGCTTCGGTTCCCGAACGGCATGGAAGTACGGGTCAATGCTCGCCACGACCACAGCGGCTCGTCTATCTGGAACCCGGCACACGGCCCGATGAAGGCAGCCATCATGGGAACCCGCGACCACATCTACGTGGCAGGGCATAAGCACGAGAGCGCCTATAGCGTCTTGAAGGATGCGATTACGGGAATCACCATGCACGCGGTCAAAGTCGCCTCGTACAAGGTATATGACCGCTACGCCAAGGATCGAGGGTTCAGGGACAACGCCCTGTCACCCTGCGTCCTGACGACGATTAACCCAGACTTGCCGCCTGACCATCCAGATTTGGTGAAAGTGTGGTGGGACCCGCAGGAAGGTGCGGACTATCTGACTTATCTGCGACGGCGCTGAAAATCTCAGCGCGTTCCCGAGCGGCCCGCAAGATGCAGTAGCGTTGGTGCAGCCGCTTGAGGAATGTCGTGCGACGTTGGCCGACGATCTCATCGTCAAGCAGGGCTTTGACCTGCTCTTCGTTCAGCGAGTTCAGTGTTTGGTTAAGTGAGCGCCAGTTGTTCATGGCGCTATTGTAAACGAATTATTTAAGCCGCTGCAAGTACAGGGCTTGTAGGGCGCACACGGTGTCGTCGGCGTCCCTGCCTTCGTACCACTCGCCCCTAGGCTCAAACAGCCCTCTAAAGCGCTTCTGGCCGTCTGAGAGCCGCCCGCCCTTCGCCTTGACCTCTACCCAACATATCCACGCCATGCCGTCGTGCATGGGCTTGATGGCGAGCAGGTCAGGGATGTCGTGACCGGCGCTGGCAAAGTCGATGACCTCGAAATTGGCCTTGCGAAGGGCTTCGACTATATCCGTGTGGTTGTTGTCCCGACGTTTGGCGTAGCGCATCGGCCTATTATGCCGCTTCCGCCCTTGCCTTCAATCTGTTTACGCCAGGTTCGCCCCATAATTCCCTGACCATGCCACGGATGTGCGGGTCGCCGTAGGCTTCCTTCACGTCGGTGAGGCTGCGGAGGATGTCGCCCACGTAGTTCTTAAGCCACGACGTGCGCTCTGCCCGCTGCGACCACTCGCCTACGTTGATCCGAGCGAGGTACGCATCGGCTAACCGAAGTTTATGGTAAGGATTATTCCTTACCGACTCCCAGTACCGGACGTTCGCCTCGGACGCCCACGAGATGTCGCTACTAACGATCTGCTGCTGGATCATTGGGCTTCACCACACATTCAATCTGATACAGCCGCAGGGCAGGAATCTTGTTTTCCTTGAACCAGCGCAGCACGGCCTGACGAGTCACGCCTAACGCCCGAGCGATCTCCGCTTGGGAACCATAAATCTTTAGTAGTTGCTTCGGTGTCATGAGCGCACTGTAACGACTGTTGACACCATAGTCAACATGCGTATACTTAACTCCGGGGATCGGCCCCGCTTACTGGAGACTACGATGGAACAAGACGACTTTCGCATCTTGCAAGAGCAGGAGCGCGACAGACTCATGGAACTGCACTGCCGTGCAGAATACGCAGCCTTCAACGTCATCGAAGGCTTGAACGAACTCAACCGCATCGAAGCCGAAGGCGCTTTTAAACTGCACCAAGCGTTTGCCGAGTGCCTTGCTGCTATCGACGCTGCTTCCGCCAAACTGAGGGAACCACAATGAAAGTCTACGAGAAGATTGCTGCCGTCACCGCCGAACTGTCCAAGATCGGTATCAGCAAGGACAGCAAGAACACATCACAGGGCTACGCTTTCCGTGGCATTGACGCTGTGTACGGTGCGCTCTCGCCCATGCTGTCAAAGCACGGCCTGTGCATCCTGCCTCGCGTCACCGACCGACAGGTTATCGAGCGTCAGAACCGCCAAGGCACGGCGCTGTTCTACGTCACGCTGACCGTTGAGTTTGACTTTGTAGCCGCCGAAGACGGCAGCAAGCACACGGTCATCACCGTAGGCGAGGCGATGGACTCTGGCGATAAGGCCAGCAACAAGGCGATGTCTGCGGCTTACAAGTACGCAGCCTTCCAAGCCTTCTGTATCCCGACTGAGGGCGACAACGACGCTGACGCCCACACGCACGAAGTCTCTGCGACTGACCCTGCTGTTGAAGCGTCCGTAGAAGCCGCTACCACTATCGAGGAGTTGAACAACGTATGGAAAAGCCTAAGCGCCGAACAAAGAAAGACGCACTTGCCGATCTTCTCAACCCGCAAGACCCAACTCTCCGGCAAGTAATCGACGACGTATCTGCATACATCGTGCGTTACTCGCTGACGACCACGGAGGCCAGTTTGGAACAGATCATTGAAGAACGGTTAGCCGGTGACTGGAAGAACGGGTTTTTCGACCGCAACAAAACCAAAGACCTTCGCATCCTGCGTGACCACTTGGAGGCGGTACGCATCGTGCGAGGTTGGTACGAGGTTCCGCCATTATGATTACTAAAGATATTGTTGTTAGCGCAATGATTTTTTCGGAGTGCGATGAGCGCATGGGGCTAGACGGCGAAATGTTTTATGAGTTTTCGGAAGAGCAATTAAATACATTTGCCGAGTTTCTTATTGATGAGAAAGATTTAGAGATTGACCGGTTAACTGAGCGGTTTAAGCGTTTAGATCGAAAGTACAAAGAACTTAAGCGCCATTCAAAGCGTTTATCACCGGAAATGTCCAAATGAAGGCATATACCAAACCGTCCCGCTATAACCTTCGTTTGTCTTTCGAGCAGTACCAACTGCTGCTGTACCGCAAGCGCAAAGCGAAAGCCAATAACGAGCGTGTGCGCTACAAAGACCTGATTGAACTGTGGGGCGTGCGTCAGAGCGTGATCGGCACGGCCTTGCAGCGCGGCATCAAGCAGTACGACTACGTGCTGTGGAAGCGGGGGGAACTGCAATGACCCCTTATTACTCGCTGATGTCGGATTGGGAAATCATCGGTCACACGATGGCGATTCCTGATTCGTCGGAACTGTCGCAAGCCTTGGCAGAGAAGTTGAAGCGAGTATTGGAGCAGCGTGATGAGTACCGAGATCAGAACTCAGCGCTGCGAGAAAAGGTAGAGCGCCTTGAGCGCGAGTGCAAAGAACTTAAACGTCTATCTGAAATAGGAGAGGAATGATGGAGCAGCGATCAGCAGAATGGCACGCCGCCAGACTTGGCAAGGTGACTGCATCGAAGGTGGCTGACGTAGTGGCTCGCACGAAGACGGGTTATGCAGCCAGCCGCGCTAACTACATGGCGCAGTTGGTGTGCGAACGTCTAACCGGCAAGCCGACCGAAGGGTTCAGCAACGCAGCGATGGAGTGGGGCGTCGAGCAGGAAGCCGCAGCCCGTGATGCGTATAGCGCCAAGGTTGGCGAACTTGTCACCGAGGTGGGCTTTATTGACCACCCGAGCATCCCGATGTCTGGTGCGTCACCTGATGGCATCGTCGGCGCAGGGATCGTCGAGATTAAATGCCCGAGTACGGCTACGCACATCGAGTACCTCTTTGAGCGTGAGCCGCCTCAAAAATACTTTTACCAAATGCAGTGGCAAATGGCTTGCGAAGGTGCAGATTGGTGCGACTGGGTTTCATACGATCCACGTATGCCCGAGAGCCTACAGTTGCTCGTGGTGCGTATTCCACGCGACCCCGATTGCATTACCTTGTTAGAGAGAGAGGTCAGCGGGTTCCTCGCTGAACTCAATGTTAAAGTGGCTAAACTGAAGGAGATGAGCCTGTGAATTTTGATAATACGAACCGTGGCGTTTTGTTTCCGAACGATAAGAAAGGCAACGAAAAACGTCCTGACTTTACTGGTGACATAAACGTGGGCGGCACGGAGTACCGGTTGTCAGCCTGGAAGAAGGCGAGCAAGCAGGGCAACAACTTTTTGTCCATTAGCG